GGCAGATTCCGGGCCGTACGGGATCCTGGACCACACCCCCGGTCACGCAACGTAACCTCGTCACGCAAGGTGACGGGGGCTGTCGCCGCGCAACGCGGCGGGAGGAGACGCAGCCATGCCCGGTCCGGCCCCCAAGCACGCCTCGGTACGCGCCCGCCGCAACCGCACCGCCACCGCCGCGACCCTGCGGGTGGTCCACGACGTCCAGGCACCGCCGCTGCCCGCACGAGACTGGCACCAGCTGACCGAGCAGTGGTGGGCCGACGTGTGGGCCAGCCCGATGGCCCCGGAGTACGACAGCTCCGACCGGCACGGCCTGTTCATGCTGGCGATGCTGGTGGACGCGTTCTGGGAGGCGCCCGCGCCGGCACTGGCGGCGGAGATTCGGCTGCAGCGGCAGTGCTTCGGGCTGACGCCGATCGATCGGCGCCGCCTCCAGTGGGAGATTGAGCGCACCGAGGAGGCCCAGGACAAGGGCGCCCGCCGGCGGGCCGCCGCGGCCCCGGCGCCGGCCGCCGGTACCGACCCGCGGGACGTTCTGCGCGCGCTGTGAGCGTGTTCGTTGTCCCTCCCCTGGATGAGGAACCGTGGCCGACGCTGGGCCGGTCGGTGTGCGACCTCATCGAAGAGCGGGCAGTGTTCGGCCCGGGGTCGCTGAAGGGGCAGCCGGCCCGGCTGGACGCCGAGAAACGCGCCGTCATCTACAAGGCCTACGAGGTGTACCCGCGCAGACATGAGCTGGCCGGGCGGCGCCGGTTCCGCCGGGTACGGATCTCGTGGCGCAAGGGCACCGCGAAGACGGAGCTGCTGGGCTGGGTCGCGTTCGCCGAGCTGCACCCGGAGGCCGAAGTCCGCTTCGACGGGTGGGACGCCGACGGCAACCCGGTCGGTCGGCCCGTCCGCGACCCGTACATCCCGCTGCTGGCCTACATCAAGGACCAGGTCGAGGAGCTGGCGTACAACGTCCTGTACGTGGTCTGTACCGAAGGCCCGGACGTCGATCTGTTCGACGCCTCGCTGGAGCGGATCATCCGCCTCGGCGACCGCGGCCAGGCCGACGGCAAGGCGGTACCGCTGTCGCAGTCGCCCAACGCCCGCGACGGTGCCCGCACCACCTGGCAGGGGTACGACGAGACGCACCGCCTGGACATGCCCCGCCACCTGGCCGCCTACGAGACGATGGAGGCGAACCTGCCCAAGCGGCCATTGGACGATCCGTGGTCGATGGGTGTGACCACCGCCGGGGTGCCGGGTGGTGGGTCGGTGGCCGAGCAGGACAAGGACGAGGCCGAGGCGATCGCCCGTGGCGAGGTCGAAGAGCCGGAGCTGTTCTACTTCCACCGCGAGGCCGGCCCCCAGCACGACATGACCACCCTGGCCGGGCGTATCGAGGCGGTCCGGGAGGCTTCCGGGCCGGCCGCCGGCTGGTCGGACCTGCGCGGTATCGCCCGCCAGTGGGACCGTCCGAAGGCGGACCGCCGGTACCTGGAGCGCGTGTGGTGCAACCGGTGGACGCAGGCCGAGTCGCAGGCCTTCGACGCGCGCCGGTGGATTCACGACCTGGCCCGCCCCGGGGCGGTCATTCCCGATCAGGCGATGGTCACCGTCGGGTTCGACGGGTCGCGGTGGAAGGACACCACCGCCCTGGTCGTCACCGACGTGGCCACCGGCCTGCAGGTGCGTACCGGACTGTGGGTACCGCAGGAACTGCAGGGCGGCGAGGTCCCCGTCGCCCAGGTCGACGGGGCGGTGGTGGACGTGTTCCGTCGGTGGCGGGTGCTGCGGTTCTACGGCGACCCGGCGGCCGGCTGGAACGATGCCCTGGCCCGATGGGCCGGGGACCACGGGCCCAAGGTCGTGGCGGAGTTCTACACCGACAGCCGCGGCCTGCGCCGCACCGCGACCGCCTGTCGGGCCTACGCGGCGGCGATCCGCGCCGGCGAGGTCGGCAACGACGGTGACGAGGTGTTCGCCCGGCACATCGGGGCCACGCACAAGCGCGACATCCACCAACTGGACGAGGACGGCACCCCCCTGTGGGTGATCGAGAAGGAACGGCACGACTCCCCCAACAAGATCGACTTGGCGATGGCGGGGGTTTTGTCGTGGCAGGCGCGGCTGGACGCGATCGCGGCGGGCCTGGCGGTACCGGCCGAGACGGGTTACGCGTACAGCGCATGACGGGAGGGGACGCCGGGTGTTGAGCACCGCGCAGGCCCTGGCCCGAACCGTGGCCCTGTACCGCAAGCTGGAGTCCCGCCGGCGGGAGATCTGCACCGCCCGCGAGTACTACGAGGGTGAGCAGCCGCTGCGGTTCGCGTCGGACAAGTGGCGCGAGTACCACGCGGCCCGCTACGAGCGATTCTCGGACAACTGGTGCGCTCCGGTGGCCAACAGCCCCGCCGAGCGGCTGCGCATCGACGGGTTCCGCCTGTCCAAGGACCCGACGCGCGACGCCGCCGAGGCGGACCTGTGGACCGACTGGCTGGGCAACGACATGGAGGCCCAGGCGTCCCAGGGACTCCTGGAGTCAATCATCACCTCGCGGTCGTGCACCCTGGTGTGGGGCGACCGCGACGGCCGACCGGTGGTCACGTGGGAGCGGCCCGACCAGGCGCTGGTGCAGTACGACCCGGAGATTCCGTCGCGGCGGGTTGCGGCGATCAAGTCCTGGCACGACGACGACACCGAGTACGCCACCCTGTACGACGCCGACGCGGTGTGGAAGTGGCGGCGGCCGTACGTGCACGTGGAGACGCCCGAAGGTGGTACCTCCCCGCGGGCGGATGCGTTCTTCCGCACCACGGCCGGGCTGGTGGTGCCGTCGCTGGGCCTGCGGGACTGGACTCCCCGGGAGGTCCCCGGGGAGGTGTGGCCGCTGCCGAACCCCATCGGTGAGGTACCGATGGTGGAGTGGCTCAACCGGCCACTGCTCGGCGGCGACCCGATGTCGGACATCGCCGGCACCATGGCGATGCAGGACGCGATCAACCTGCTGTGGGCGTATCTGTTCACCGCCGCCGATTTCGCGTCGATGCCGGCGCGGGTCGTGATGGGCCAGGAGCCGCCGAAGATCCCGATCCTCGACGCCTCGGGCAACAAGGTCGGCGAACGGACCGTCGACCTGAAGAAGCTGGCCGAGGACCGGATCCTGTGGCTGACCGGCCAGAACACCAGCATCGGCCAGTGGGATGCGGCCCGTCTGGATGTGTTCACCGCGGTGGTGGAGACCGGGGTGGCGCACGTGGCGGCGCAGACCCGCACCCCGCCGCACTATCTGATCCTCGGCAAGGGCATGGTCAACATCAATGCCGACGGGATGCGCGCGGCGGAGGCCGGCCTGGTCAACAAGGTCGGCGAGCAGCAGACGTTCTTCACCCCGTCGGCCCGGGCCACGTTCCGGCTGATGGCGCTGGTGCGCGACCAGGTCGCCGTGGCCGAGCAGGCCCGCATCGGCACTGTGGTGTGGCGGGACGCCGAGAACCGGTCCGAGGCGCAGCTGGTCGACGCGCTGCAGAAGCTCGGCGCGCTCGGGTTCCCGTTCCGGTGGCTCGCCGAGCGGTACGGGCTGTCCGATACCGAGGTGGAGCGGGTCATGCAGCTGCGTGAGGCGCAGGCGGCCTCCGACCCGGTTGGTGTGATGACCCGCCAGCTGGCCCAGCTTCCACCTGCGCCACCGGCGGGCTGACGTGGGCCTGGCCACCGTGGCCGGGGATCACTACCGGCGGCAGGTGGCACTGGCGCGGCGGGTGGCCACGCAGGTGGCTCGGCTGTGGCGCGGCTTGGACCGCAGGTACCTGACCGCGTCCTGGCACGGCGGTACCGGCGCCCAGGTGCAGGCCCTGGTCATGGCCGGGCAGATGCTGGCGGCGGCTGACGCGGATGGGTATGTGGCGACGGCGCTGGCCGCGCAGGACGCGGCCACCGACCGGGTCGCCTCGGTGGTGCCGCAGGCCCTGGCCGGGGTCGCCTCCGACGGCCGGCCGCTGGACAGCCTGCTGTTCGAGCCGGTGATCGCCACCCTGGCGGCGGTACGCGACGGCGCCAAGGTCGAGGACGCCATGTCCGCCGGGCTGCTGAGCCTGGACACGATCGTGCGTACCCAGGTCGCCGACGCCGGGCGGGTCGCCGACGGAATTGCCGCGACCGCCGCGCCGGCGGTCACCGGGTACGTGCGGATGCTGACCCCGCCTAGCTGCGCCCGCTGCGTGATCCTCGCCGGACGGTTCTACCGGTGGAGCGACGGATTCGAGCGGCACCCGCGCTGTGACTGCCGGCACGTGCCGGTCGCGGAGGATGTCCCGGGGGATGTCCGCACCGACCCGCGCGCCTACTTCGACAGCCTGGACAAGACCGAGCAGGACCGGGTGTTCGGCAAGTCCGGCGCCCAGGCGGTGCGGGACGGTGCCGACCTGTCCCGCGTCGTCAACGCCCACCGTGGCCTGTATGTCGCCGGTGGCCGCAAGCTGACCCGGGAGGCTGTGACCCGCCGCGGTACCGGCCGGCGGGTACGGCTGATGCCCGAGCAGATCTACCGGGAGGCCGCCGGTGACCGGGACGAGGCGCTGCGGCTGCTGCGTCTGCACGGCTACCTGATCGGTGCGTCCAAGCCGTCGCCGCGGCCCGCCGGCCCGGTCGGCGACCGGTTCGCTGGTGCCGCCCGTGAGCACGACGCGCTGGCGGCGGCCCGGGCGGTACTGGGCCGCCGGGACCATCCGGGGCAGGTGCCGGTTACCCGCGCGCAGGCCGACGCGCTGCGCGACTACGTGTCGTCGTTCTACTACGCCGTCAACGGGCAGCTGCGCCGCGGTGCGGACCTGGACCCGCTGGTGGCGCGGCGGGTGGAACGCATCGACGCGGTGATGGCCCGGGCCGGGCTGGACCGCGACGTGGTGGCGTGGCGTGGCATCACCCAGGCCGGGCGGCTGTTCGGCGACCGGCTGGCCGGGGACCTGACCGGCTACGCGTGGCGTGAGGACGCGTACGTGTCCACCTCGGCGCTGCGCCGCCAGGCGCAGCAGTTCGTCTACCACGAGGGTCAGGTACTGATGCGGCTGCTGGTACCCCGCGGCACCGGCGCGGTACGCCTGTCCGACCAGTACGACCAGGCGGAGCTGCTGCTGCGTCGCGGCCTGGCCCTGCGGGTGGTGGCCGACCGGGGCGTGTCCCCCGACGGGTACCGGCTGCTGGACGTGGAGGTGATGGCCGGATGAGCGACCAGACGCCGATGCGTGACCGGATGGACGGCGACTACGAGCCGCCGG